GTTCTTTTCGCCATCAGTGTAGTATCTAAAAATGTATACTTCTCTTTCTGATTGACTAGAAAGGGCAATCATAGAGTTCTGTGGACTAGCAACTAAATGATCAATATTTGGAGAAATCCACTCTTTCACGACTCGCGATAAGTCAAGCACTTGAGGGTTCTGTTGCTGCCCCTTAGTGACCATACTAAAAACTCGTGAGTAGCCCGGAGTCTTACTAATGAAATTGATATTTGTACCAACATCAACTGGTAATACATTATTATCCATCTCAAAGTTAGAGATAGTTCTAATAGTAGCTAACGATGGAGTTAGAACACCACTATCTGAGAACAGCATAAACTGCTGTCGTGAAGAGAATAGAATGACGCCTTGTGCTGTTGGAATAACTGCATAGAGTCTTGTCGGCAGGATTGACGAACAACTAATATCAATAGGATCTGAATCAAGTGATGTCTGTGCTGTCTCAAAGAAGAAGTTGTAATACTTACCAGAGCGGCTCATGATTACATTATCCTTTGATAGAAAGCCAAGTCTGTTGCTATGGAAGAAAGCAGCGGAAATGGTTTCTCCTACAAAACTAGGATCACTATTGGTAGTCTGATCACCAACTAGCCTATCGGCATAATTAATATGTTGAAAGACAAAAGTATTTAATGCTGTATTAATTAGCTCATGAGGCATTGTGGAATAATCTAAGCCAGGAGATACGCCTGGGCTAATAGTTTCTTCCCAATAACCACGACCACTCACACCATCGTCAGCAACGAACTTTGTGTAATAGTCATCAACTGACGTTATGGTATTTACAATTTTGACGATATGACCGTGGTAAGTTTCAAGAGGAAGCAATGCAACACTTGAAGCTTCATCTTGGAATGCAGTCAAACCAGCATTGGAAGCACCACCTCTAACTTGTAAAGTAAAGGAAGCTGGTGAGCCACCTACTGTACGAGAAATATTTAAACTAGATTTACCGTTCCTAGTTACTGACCAAGTACCAGTAAAGTTTGAATTGTTGGCAGCCTTCTGAGCATTAATGCCATTGACAACTGCATCTTTAATATTATGACCAGACTTGTCAGTCAAAATATCGTCAAACGTAAAGTCATCAACATGTGATGTAGTCTGAAACTGAACACCTTGTAGGGTGACATAGTAATCAACTTCAGGCGCTGCAGATTCTAAGACAATGGTGCCTACAGCATTTACCTGTGTAGAAGGTATGGGCTGGGTTCCAACAACAACTTGATCATTGATGACAATAGTAGTGTCTTGAACAGTCAGTAATCTGTAGTTATTTCTGGATCCTGAAAGGTATGCAGTTGATCCAGAGGCATACGTGACAGTACAGGCAACACCGCTTAATGCATTCCAGATGAAGATGTTAGAACCTTTGATGCATCCAATATAGATTTCATCATCGTCCCTATTTATGTAGAACCATTTAGCATCATCATATACTGCACCTGTACCCAGGTTTGTTATATGCTTAAAGCCAGGTCTTTTTGTTAAACCATACGTTGCATCAGGAAAACCGTTGTAGCACTCACGGACCTGACCGGGGAGCATTTTATCATCTGATTGTTTTGATACTCCGCCAAGATAGGTAGAGATCCGTTGTGTTACTGCAGCCATTTATCTATAAAGTACGTTGTAAGGTTGATAGCTGTTATATGTATTCGTAGCGCCAGGGTGACCAAAGAATGTGTAATCTCCTTGATTACATTCGTACTCCATAGCAAGGGCTCTACTCATCCCTTCTTTTTGTTGAAGCATTTCATACTGATTAGGGTCACCTACGATTCGACTTGATACTGTCGTAGCTGCCTTATTAGTAATAAAGTCTGCAATAGGCGTAGGGATATCTACCCAGTCAAACAACCAAGTGATATCACACACTACCTTCTTAGTAAATGTATAGGTGTGATGTGCCTTGTCGTAGAGCTTACCGCTACGCCTAATTACATCAAGCTGAGCATTAGCCGCATTCTTAGATGCGTCAATCTGCAGCATATTATTAGGAATTAAAATTTCATTATTGCTGTCAGGAAGCATGTCATAGTTAAGCTCCTTATTAAATGACCATCCTTCCGCCTGTACTTCCCGTGAGACTTCTAACAAAGTCTGATAGGCAATCGCAACGTCCGGGTTGGTTTGATCTAGGGTTGTCACAGGCGCTTGACCACATGACTGTAGTATTTGATTTACAGCTGGCAGCTCTCGCTGAGCATTCGTGGTTGGAAAAGCCATATTATTTTAAGGTTAAAAAAAAGGGCCTCCGAAGAGACCCCAAAGAGTATTTAAATCAGAATGCAGAAGGTGCAGTAGCACCGACATACAGCTCAACAGCTGCAGCAGGGTTGAGGTAATCAGCACCCATTGCAAGACGGCCAAGGATAACGTCGCCCTGATAAATCACAGAGACATCACCACTGGTGACTTGTACTTGAGGACCGATTGCTTCAACACAAGCGGCTGCTTCACGTTGGAAGATAAGACCACAAGATGTAGCAGCAACTTCTGCGGCTGTGCCGTAGTCATTGTTGATACCAGTAGTAGCACCTGAAGCATCTTCCAGTGCAGGACCGATGAAATCACCAGTATTGCCAGGAGAGGTTTGACCAGATGTACCGCCGTACTTGGTGCCGTACTTGCCAAGGAACGGAATGTTCATTGACTTGTAGATGTGGATACCAGCGATCTCGATGATGCCGTTACCGCCTTGCAGAGCTGTGCCCTGGGCGTCACGATTCACAAGACCATTGGAACCAACAGCTTGGATCAGTTCGTAGTACTGACGTGGGTTCAGGACAGCGCAACGGCCATCGCTAGAAACACCCTTCTCATCCATAGCAGCGGCTGCGTCATAGAAAGCAGCGATCAATGCTGAAGAAGAGAAAGCGTCAGATTCGTTAGTAGTAGCGCCTACGCGGATCTGAGTACCGCCTGGCTCTACGAATCCGGTTGCACTTACTGGGGATGCTGCACGAGCACCACGAGCAACTGCACGGAAGATCAAGCGGTCATACTTTTCTGCGAGGGCGTAGCCGATCTTGCGGCTGATCTCCGAACGCAGATCGTAGTGAGAAAGAGTTTCGTCAAGGTCATAAACGAAAGCTGAACTGATCAGCAGGTCGTCAACCGTGACGGTCTTTTCTGCCACTGGAGGCGCACCGTCGGAGTTACCGAGGATTGCATTTCCAGGGGTGTGATACTCAGCCGTTGTACGACCGGTATAGATGAACTGCAAAGACTTGCCGTTCTTAAGTGTACGCTTCATCACAAGATCGCGAGCGATAGCATTGTGCTGGAAGCCTTTGAACATCTCACCAGAGAAGAGCTTAAGATACAAAGCTCGCTTGTCACCGGAAAGATTAGATTGACCTAGATTAACCTGGCTGGTTGTTAGGTCTGAAGACTGATGTGCCATTGTTTTTGTAGAGAGTTAATATGTACGACTCTCAAAGATCTTTGAGTAATATTCAATTGTATTGTGGTCTATCCCACCGTCTAGACGACTAAGGGTATCCCTCGTAAGGGGCCGAAGCCAATAGCAATGGAGTCCTACTCTGAGGTGCTCCAAAGCCAGACCTTAGGTTTTTCCAGTCCTAAGTCCGTAACCATTCCTTGGGAGTTTTCAAGGAAAAATCAGATATTATCAAGCCTCTGAGGGGGCTCTTTAAACTGCCAGTAGAGATAATGTTTTACTTCTATAAAGATACATAGAGACAAAACAAATATGAGTCCCCACTTAACCATATTTCTTTTTAGATTTTTTCTTAGCTAGTGGCGGTAGCTGAGGTCCAGTCTTCTTCAGGAAGGCATCACGTTCATGCTTGTTATCAGTACTCTTACCTTTGTCATAGATCTTTTTGCCACGCTGTGCGCCCTTATGACCTGGCCCAATATCCATAGATTGAGCAGTAAAGTTACTATCGAATGCCTTTTGGTCTACTTTCTTTTTATGCATCAGTATTTTTTAGAAGAAGGTTTCTTTGCTGTCTTTGCTGCACGTTTAAAATTGGCTGCGGTAGGAGCACCTTTGGCTCCAGGCTTACGCATCTTCTCTCCACTGCCTTCAGCAATACGCTTCTTTTTGGCGTGGATATTCGCATACAATCCTTTTGCCATCAGAAGTTATATTTCACTCCTACTTTTGTTCCGTAGCTGTTTACGTCATCGAACGCTGCAGACAGCTCACCGTAAACTGATACACGCTCAGTAGCTTTAAATGAACCACCAAGTTTGCCAGTCAGTTTGGTTTCTTGCTCACCGCCATCGGGTGCAAAGATCGAAGGACCGGCTTGGACGTAATAAGAACTGACATCATTACCACTTTCGTATCCGATATGAAAGTCAGTAACATGTCCACCGAAATTAGAACCGCTGAAACCAGCGTTGTTTTCTACGTTGACATAAGGACCAGCTACAGCTGGAGTTGCCAATGCAGCGGCAGAGAGAATAGCAATAATTTTTTTCATTATAAATTAAAAGGGTTGTTTAGAAATTAACGTTTGAACTTTCAAGCTTTGCCATCACCTCTTGGCGATAGGCAGGGTCACGGTCATATCGTGGATCTTGCATTGCAGATACCACTTCCGCTTGACTCTTGAAACCTTGCTTATTACTGGTCGGAGCTTTACCTTGCAGTAAATTACCATCGACACCAACAGAATCTTTGAACTGATAGTTGAGTGCCTGCATAGCAAAGTACGCTGCACCAGCACTACCAGATTCCATTACTGAGTCATACATACTGATCTCAGATTCACTTAAATTCTGACCAGCCCACTCCAGCATTTCATTGTAGGCTTTATCACCACCAACAGAACGCTTAAGAGTCGAGACATCGCTATCACTAAGCTCTGGTTTTTGTTGTGTATTTTTATACCTAAAGTCAAGGTACATCTTTGCC